TTGAACGAAAAAATCAGGCAAGTCCGGCAGGCGCTTCAAATGAGCCCGAAAGCTTTCGGAGAACGCTTGGGCGTCACCGCCGGATACGTCGGCAAACTGGAATTCGGCGAGGAAGCGCCGTCCAAGACGCTGCTGAAGCTCATGAAGCACGAATTCCAGCTGCGCGACGAGTGGTTGTACAACGGAACCGGCAGCATGTTTCAAGACCCGTCCACCATCGACGAGATCGCGAGCAACACGGACCTGTCGGACATCCAAAAGCAGACGGAAGAGTTTCTCCTTCAGATCGAAGAAGACCTGGACGAAGCTTTCCATGCGCTGGACGAACTCGACTTTCTGAAGGTCCGCGATCAAGCGGAATACATCATCCACACAGCAGCCGAACTGCTGAACAAAATACCTATCGGCATTCATTACAAACCCAACGATTGAACGAAGCACGAAAGGAGGATGCATTTGGAAGCGAGACTGACGGTAACGGAAGCCGCCGCGTTGCTCGGCATCACCGAACGGGCCGTCCGCAAGCAAATCAAGGAAGGCAAGTTGAGAGCGGAGCTCGCAAGCGGCGGACGTAACGGAAAAATCTATCTCATCCCCATATCCTCCCTTCCGGTTGAAGCGCAGCACAAATATTGGAGCCTGCATAAAGAGGCCGCGCCTGCCGAGACTGCCGCCGCCGCTGAAGAGCCCGGCAAACCGACGATGAACGGCATCAATTATACGCTTGCCGAACTCAAAAACGCCGTCGGCGAAGAGCGCTTCGAGGAAATGCTGGCCGAGGCGGAATACCGGATGGACATCATCCAGCAAGCCATGAATCCGCCGGAAGGCGTAAAGAAGACGATCTGGATCGCACGGCTGGCGAAAAAGCACGGCAAGAGCACGGCGTCCATCTATCGGGACATCGAAAAATTTCAGGAATGGGGGGTTTTGGGACTGATGCGAAAATCGCGCCTGCTGACCCAAGGGCCGCAGCGCACCAGCATCGACGAGAACGTGGAAAAGTTCATCCGGGGTACATACCTGGACCTTCGCAAACCGAAACCGGCGCATGTGTATCGCGCTGCCGTCCGGTTCTGTGAGACAAACGGTTATAAAGCACCGTCGCGGGCGAGCGTGTTCCGGTACATCTCCGACATGGAGACCTACGAACCGGATGTGTGTTGCCTGGCGCGGGAAGGCCCGGAAGCCTACATGAAACGATTCGCTGAGAAGGCGACGCGCAAGGAACCGGATTACGTGAATCAGGTCTGGATGGGCGACCATCACAAACTGGATATGTTCATCTCCTATCGGGGCCGCCCGATTCGCCCGTGGCTCACCGTCTGGTTCGATGTTTGCAGCCGGGTCGTCGTTGGGTGGTGTGTATCCGTCGCGGCAAACGGCCGGACGATCGCGCTGGCGCTTAGGCATGCGATGCTGCCGAAGAAGATCACGCTGGAAGACGGAACGGAGGATGTGCTGGAGATCGGCGGCATTCCCGCGATGCTCTACATCGACAACGGCGAAGACTACAAAGCGCAAGTGCGGGCCGGGAAAAAGCATGAGGATTGGGAAATGTCGCGGGAGACGCGGAGCATCTGCGCCCAATGGGACATCAAAGTGCAGTTCGCGACGCCGTACCACCCGCAAGCAAAGGCCCACGTGGAGCGGTGGTTCCGCACCTTCACCGAACAATTCACCCGCTACCAGCCGGGCTGGTGTGGAAGTGACAACGAGGAGCGGCCCGAAGGTTTCGACGAAAAAAAGGCGCATGCAAGAGGGGAACTGATCGATCTGGAGGAGCTGTCCGAACGCATCGAGACGTACCTGTACGAGTACCACACGACCGAACACAGCACGATACGCACGACGCCTTTGCACAAGCACTTTTCCACGCCGAAGGTTCGCGAAGGTTGGCCGGATGAACGCGATCTGGACATCTGCCTGATGGATGTGGAATATGCGGCTGTACAAGCCCAGGGAATCGAGAAGTTCGGTTCACGGGGACGCTCCCGCTGGTTCTGGCACGAGAAACTGGATGCGTTTGTCGGACAAAAAGTCATTATCAAATACGATCCGAATCGGATTGGCGAACTGCTCGTGTTTCATCCGAAGACCAAAAAATACCTCTTCACTGCAACAAACAAGGAGCTCTTGTCCTTCAACGCCACGAAAGAAGATGTTAAGGAGTTGCACAAGCGCCGCGCCGAACGCCGCAAGCTGGTGAAACGCCTGATTCGCGAATCACAAACCTCGCTGGAAGACGTGGTAAGCGAACGCGAAGCGGCGGGAACGCAGCGCAAGAGCGGCCGCAGCGCCGCCGCGAAAAGCAACGTCAGAGCTTTGGCTGGTACGGAACGAGTGGTTAGACAGCGCGAGGAAGAAGCGAAATCAAAGCTTTCCAAGCACGATACGAAAACGATGAATCTCATCGACGAATATGTTTTGCGCGAAGGAACAGAAGGATGACCCCAAGGAGGATGATGAAACGATGGCGGTAGCACAGCTGGTTCAAATCGAGGAAGACATCAACATGGAGGGATGGTCGAAAGAACGGACCCTCCTCCGTAAGCTCATCAAGGAGGAGGGCGCAAGAGTGGTCGATGTGGCTCGGGAACTGGACGAATCTCGCAGCCTCATCTCCTCCTATATTAACGGAAAATACCCGGAAAATGAAGAACGGCGGACGAAATTTCGCGAATATCTGCGCAAGATCGGCATGTGGAAGGACGACGAACAAGAGGCGGCGACACATCCCGGCATCACATACATCACCAGCGCGGACGAGCTCCCCTTCATCGAAACGAACGATGTCAAGCGGATGCGTTACGTCCTGAACAAGGCGGCGTCCAAGCACAAGTTCGGCATCATCGCGGGCGATCCGGGCCTCGGCAAGACGAAGACGCTGGAGCGTTATATCGCCAGCAATCCCGGAAGCGCGATCTACATCCGCTGCAAAAGCACGCACACGGTCAAGAGCTTGCTTCAGGAGCTCGCCGAAGAGCTTGGCCTGCCGGATTACGGTTCGGCCAGCCAACTGACGCGCCGGATCGTGAAGCAGCTGAAGCGCACGCCGTACTTCCTGATCTTCGACGAGGCCGATCTCTTGAAATCGGCGGACAAATACGAAGCGCTGCGCGACATCTACGACGAAGCTGGGAACATCGGCATCGCCCTGGTCGGCAATCTCGCCCTGGCGGAAATGTTCCTCGACTTCGCGGATATGCGCCCCGAACTGAAACGCCTGGCCGATCGCGCTCCATTCCATCAACGCCTGCAAGGATTGTCTCGCGAGGAGGTCGAGCAATTGCTTGAACGGGTGAACCTGACGGAGGCGGCCCGCAAACTGATGGTGCAAATCGCGCTCAACCCGCGCAAAGGCGGCCTGCGCAACTGCGTCGAGATTCTCGATGTGCTGCTGGACATGACCAAGGGCGAACGGATCACCGAGGAAATGGTGCTGCACATTGGTCAGATCAACCTGACCGCCAACGCTTAAACCGAGGAGGCTTCCCTATGAAAGCGAGAACGATCGCCGAATACCGGGCGATGCAAGAGCGAAAGAACCAGGCAATGCAACGCATGGCCGAACTGCGCCGCCGCGTACTGGCGCATCTGGAAACGGAATTTACGTTTTGCGAAGGGCTGACAACCTTGCCCGACCTGGATTACGGCAACGGATTTAAGGTGTACAGCTGCGGCGTCGAGATGCAGGCTTGCTCGCTTTTTCCGGGCGGCGTCCTGCTCACCGACCGAAACGGCAACCAAGTGCTGTTTTACTGGGACATCCTGACCGGAAAAGTGCAAAGCGCCTGAAAAGCCGAAACGCCCCAGATCGGGGCGTCGCGGGGCGGCTGGCCTCCCCCGCCTGATGATGGCAGGCCGAGAAAGGTGGTGTAAAATGTGAACGCTCAAATGACGGAACAGGAACGGAAGGCTTTCATCGAACGGTACGGCACAAAGCGTTACTACGACCCCGAAAAGATGAAGCGCAGCCGACTCATTCATTTGCTTCGGGGGCAAACTTGCCCATGCTGCGGGGTTTCGCTGTCCGACGCCTTGTCTTCCAATCGTAACGGCTCGAATTGAAGTCCACCAGGTTGTCCTTGTCGAATACGACCATAAGCGTTGCCAACGTTTTCGGTGAGATGATGGACCGAAACGTCAGGGACGTTCCTTCAAAAATCCACAAGGACGGATACAGGAACTCAAAGTCTTTGTCGCTGATGTCATCGAATTCGGGACAAATCAACTCCAGGGCGTATTTGAGATGGTCGATCACCCCTTCGTCGGCATCGACCATCATCAGCAAGACATGGACCAGATTCGTCGTGATGTAAACCCGGTTCCGATGAACGGGATCAGCCATTTCCGAGCGGCAGCGGGTAATGTGGTTACTTAAATTGATATACCCTTCGTCGCTCAACTCTTCTTCCAGCAACTCGCGGTAGTAAGAGCAAATTTGTTCATAGTCGTGGATCACGTCGGTGACGTTTCGTCTCAACCCCACGATGTCCGCCGGATAGACGGTAATGGGCCTGGGCATCGCCGATTCCTCCTTTCATTCGGGAATAACTCTATTCTATTAAAAATCGTGAGAGGCGAAAACGCCCGATGCCGGTATATCCACAACACCAAAAGGCAGGTGAAACGCATGGACGAAAAGACGGCGTTCAACAACATTCGATCGATCGGCGAATCCCGAGGCAAGCAAGTGGCCGCTACATACGTCATGGGCATGATTCTATCCGCAATCAGCTCGCAACCGTCACCGGATCAGGGACTCCAATCGGTCCGTTCGATTTTGAACGCCTGGGACAAATACGACCAGCCGCAGAGGAGGCGATCGGATGGCTGTCAAATGGTCCTCATCAAGAGGAAAGCAAGCGCAGTCGGAACGGATTAAGATGGCGATCCCGCCCGATCCGAACCGCTGCGCAGTCCAGTTCTCATCCTCTTGCAAGACGATCACCAGCGCGATCGTCAGCATCGAAAGTTTGCTCCGCCAACTCCAAAAGGAGAGTGGTCGCATGTACAAGACCATCCGCTTTGACGAAGACGAACAGCGGCTGATTTTCGATCTGGAGCCCATCCAAGGCGGTGAGCGATGATGCAGAGCATCAAGGAAGCGCTGGAAGGCAATGAATCATGGCAAGCGCGGTTTGCTGAAGTGATGAATCGGTACACGCCGGAATATTTTCGCGAGCGGCTGCCGGAACTGGCGGAGCTCGGCGCAACTGATGAACAGATTCGCAGGGCGACGGTGCAGCTCATGGATCGGGCGAAGCAGGTCGAGGAATGCCGGGGATGCACAGGCTATACCTCCTGCCGCCGCCCTGCGGGCCAAGAAGGCACACAGATTCACCTTGACATCCAAGGCGGTCATATTAACAGTCTGCACCGCATGTGCGATCCGTTCCTGGAATACCACCGGGAGCTGCGCTGGCAGCGGCTGCTCTCCCTCTCCGGGAAGGCGGCCAGCGACAAGAACTTCACCTTTGAAAACTTCCCGGACGCGCAGAAACGGCGTCACAAGAAGCTGTGCGCGTATATCCACCGGTTCGCCCAGGAGTTCACGCCCGGCGCAAGCGATAAGGGTGTTTATATATACGGACCGCCGGGAACGGGAAAGACGCATCTCGTCCTCTCGATGGTCAACCGGCTGGAAGAACGCCGCGTGCCGGTGCTGTTCATCCGCACCGACGCGATCTTCCGCAACATGCGCGGCATGCTCTCAAAGAAGGAATCGCTCGATACCCTGATCGAGGCGTACTGCACGACGCCGGTGCTCGTCATCGACGAGTTCGGACAAGAGGCCGGAACGGAGTTCACGGTCGATGTCATGTTCGAGATCGTGAACGCTCGGTTCACCGGCAACCTGCCGACGTTCGCGACCAGCAACTACGCGCCTGACCAGGTGTACGAGAAGGCCATGCGCAAGCACCGGCTGGAAGAAAAGGTCGAAGCGATCCGCAGCCGCCTGAACCAGATGATGAAGCACGCGCACATGGACGGCGAAGACGGTCGCAAGAAAGACCGCGAAACCTTTTGAAAGGAGGCGAGGCCATGTTCCTCCCTCTGTTAACCAGGTGGAATCGGAACGAGCGTCCAGCTCCTCCTACCGACAACGATCTGCAACGAGCCCGCAAGGAACTGGCGCTCGCTTGGCAACAGTTCGACCAGGCGGAACCGGCCTTCATCGATGCGGCGATCCTCCGTCTGGCTGCCGCTGAGCAAACGTACTGCGCCCTGCTCAAAGAACGAAAAATCTCGCACGAAAGGAGAAATTCCCTTGAAGTCGTTCAATAAGAAAATCAGCAAAAGCGGATCGATCACCCTCCCGGCAAGCCTCCGCCGCGAATATGGGCTGGCGGAAGGCGAAAAATTCAAGATCGAGGTTGACAAGGACGGTACCATTCTCCTCCACCGCACGCAAGGTCATTGCCTATTCTGCGGCGCGGAAGAAGAGATCGTCACCCACGCCGGTCGCCAGGTTTGCGCCGGGTGCATCAGCATGATGGCTGCGAAAGCAAGGGGGGCCGAATATGCAGACGAATTTGACAGCACTGGTCGATGAAGCGATTTCCCTGGAACGGAAGATGAAGGAGGACAAGAAACGGCTGGACGCGATCAAGGCCGAGCTGACGACGGCGGCCTACGCGGTGATGGACAACCGGAACCTGTCCTTCCTGCAAATCTTCGGCAGCGCTGGGCATTTCAATGCCGTTTACAAGGAAAAGTTTGAAATCGACAACTACGAGCGCCTGATCGAAGTGCTGGGCGACGTCGCCAGGTCGAAGATCATCCGCAAGGAAGAAGTCAAATACGACACGGAATCGCGCTTCAAGGCGGCCCTCATTGCCCTGTACAAAGGCGACTACAGCAAGGACATATCGATCGATGAAGTGCTGCGCGGGCTCGGCCTCTCCCCTGACGCGATGAAAGCCGTCAAAAAGAAACTGAAAGGCGAATACCTGAAGGACAAAAAGCTGCTGGAGACGGTTGGTGTGCAGGGCGATCTTGAAGAAGAGCTCGACGCCATCCGCCTGGCGAAGAATGCCGAGCTGATCGAAAGGTTCTTCGGCCAGCTGACTGCCGAACAGATCGATGACGTGAAAAAATCCATTTTTGTCGAGGAAAGCATCAGTGTCGGCCTCGAATATGCAAAGGAGGATGAAACGCATGGCAATGCCGGTTCAGAAGGTTGAACAATTAACGCGGGTGGAAATGAGCCCGGACTTCGACAAACTGTTTGACGCCGACTTGAACACGATTACGAACGGAATGTATAGCCGCCAGATGACCGTCGAAGAGTGCGTGCGCCTGATCGGAAAGGAGTGATCCTGCCGTGAAAATCACTCCCGAGCAACGGCGCAAAATCTTCGGCATGCAAAGGCAGTATGGCATCGATGAGGATGACCTGCGATCGATCGTCGAACAGGTCAGCGGCAGCCGGAGTATTTCCGCCTTGACGAAGGATCAGGCGATCAAAGTCATTGACCGGCTATGCCGGATCGTCGGCGAAACGCCAAAGCCTCGCGAGCACCGGGTGACGGACGCCATGCTCGGCAAAATTCGCCAGCTGGAGAAAGAGCTCGGATGGGCAGACGAGCCCAAGCGCCTCCAGGGCTTCGTCAAAAAATTTGCAGGCGTGGATCGGCTGAACTGGTTGACGAAGCAACAAGGCATGAAGTTGATCGAAGCGCTGAAGAAGATGCGGGATCGCGGATACCAGCGTGCCGCTCCGTAAGGTGACGGATCGCGTGAGTCGGAGAAGCGTATCGAGATTCTGGACGGCAGCCTACCTGATCTGCCCTGTCTGCCGCTATATCTCGGTCATACAGCGACGAAAGTGCAAACTGAAAAAATCGGGGCACATCAAAACGATGTGGTGCCCCGTCTGCCAGGAAGTCAGGCAGCACATCGAAGCGAAAGAGTGGGAGATCGCGGAGCGTTATGCGGGCAACGATCGTTGAGGAAGGAGGGGTTGTTGTGTCTGCGGAAAGCTGGATCAAAGATGTAAAGCCTGACGATCTTCCCGAGCCATATTATCAGATCGCCAAAGAAATCGGCGTCGAAGCCACCCTCAAAATCGCCAAGCTTTTCGGCGGAACCAAAATATACCTCCCTAAACACGACACGGCGCTGCAAGCGGTCCGCGATCGGCAAATCCGCAAGGAATACAACGGGTACAACTGCAAGGAACTTGCCATAAAGTACAACTTGACAGAAAACTGGGTGCGCAGTATCGTACGTGGTAAAAATGCCGATGAAGACTTGGATCAGCTGACGCTGTTCGATGTTCAAGAGTTGTGACTACTTTCCCCAAGTGGGTTAGCCCGACAGTTCATATATGGTCAAGTAAGCTATCAGTACAAGCGACTGATAGCTTTTTTATTTGTCCGAAAGATTCGTTTGCAAGGAGGAACACGCATTGGATCAACTGCCGACCGGCACACTCATCACCATCATCTCCGTCATGGGCTCCATTCTGCTGACGCTTGCCAGCATCATCGGTTATTTCCTTAAAGACATCCGCGCCAGCGTCAAAGAAAATCAGAACGCCCTGGACAAGAACCTTCAGGAGATCGAGAAGGACTTCTCGGACTTCAAGGCCGAGCTGCCGCAGAAGTACGTCCTGAAAGACGATTTCAACCGTGCTCTGAAGGAGCTGAAAGACGACCAGACGCGGGCGATCGCGGGGCTCGAACACAAAGTCGATACGCTCACCCGCGACGTGCGGGAAATGCTCCAGAGCGTGAGCAAATTGACGGGAGCAGGAGGGAAAAACGAATGAACAACAAGGAAGCAAAAGAAATCCGGGGATTCATCCTGACGATCCTCAAAGTCCAATATCCGAGCCCGGCCAGCGACCGGCTGATCTCACTGACGCTGAACGACAGCCAGATGGACGGCTCTCTGCCGCAAATCCGCAGGCATCTGCACTATCTCGAAGAGAAAGGGTACGTCCGCACCGAGGAGGGCAACGAACTCGGCATCCAGCGTACGATGGCCGCCCTGACCGCCAAAGGCATCGATCTGCTGGACGGTAACATCCCGGACGATCCCGGCGTGTTGGTGATCCGCTGATGTCAAGCCGCCGCAAGCATAGCAAAGTGCTTCAGCTGCCGCCGGAAATCGTCGAGGCGGTCAACAAAAAACTGACGACCGGCGCAACGTACCGTGAGATCGCCGACTGGATCAACCAGATGGCCGACAAGACCGGCGTCGAGGTCAGTCACATGGCGGTGCAGCGGTACGGCAAAGACTTCCTATCGCGGCTGGAGAAGCTGCGGATCGCCCGCGAGCAGGCCAAGGCGATCATCGAAGACAGCAAAGACCGACCGGCAACGGAAATGACCGAGGCGGCGTCGAATCTGGCCGTGCAGCTCATCCAGGAAACGCTGATGGCCGCCCAGGACGAGGGCGGTGTGATCGACAAGGGTTTGATCGAGACAATGAAGGCGCTCGCCCAATTGGAACGCAGTTCGGTCCAGCGCGAGAAGTTGAAGCTGGAGTTCCGCCAGAAAGCCGAAAAGGCCGTCAAAGCGATCGAGGAAACCGGGCGACAAAAGGGGCTTGACGCGGAGACGCTGGCCTACATCAAAGAGCAAGTGTACGGCATCCTATGACGCAGCCCGCGATCCAGCTCACCGAATACCAGCGCAAATGGGTCGAGGACAAGAGCCGGTTCAAAATCTCCCTGAAAGCCCGGCAGACCGGCTTTTCGTTCGCGGTTTCGCTGGAAGTCGTGCTCGACTGTCTCGATCACCGGACGACGTGGGTGCTCCTCTCACGCGGGGAACGGCAAAGCAAGGAGCTTATGGAAAAGGTCGCCACGCACACCCGCGCGATCGGCGTCGCCTGCGAGGAGCTGGAGACAACCTTTAAGATTGACGACCAGGCGATCAAGCAGCTGGAGGTCCGTTTCCCGAACGGCAGCAAGATCATCGGCCTTCCGGCCAACCCTGACACCGCGCGGGGCTTCTCCGGCAACGTCGTGCTGGACGAGTTCGCGTTCCACGCGGACAGCCGGAAAATCTGGACGGCGCTGTATCCGACGATCACGCGGGGCTACAAACTGCGCGTCATCTCGACACCGAACGGCAAGTCTGGCAAGTTTTACGACCTGTGGATGGACAACACCGGCACCTGGTCGAAGCACTTCGTGGACATCTACATGGCGAAGGAGCAAGGGCTCGACATCGACATCGACGAGCTGCGCAAAGGTTGCGAATCGGAAGACGACTGGCTGCAAGAGTTTTGCTGCGAGTTCATCGACGAGGCCGGATCGCTCCTCCCTTACGAGCTCATCACACCTTGCGAGACGGACGAAGCGACGTTCATGCTGCCGGAGGACTTTTCCCCGGTCGGCGATCTGACGCTCGGCGTGGACATCGGACGCAAGCGCGACCTGACCGTCATGTGGATTCTCGAATATACCGGCACGCTGTACTGGACGCGAGCGATCCACGTTCTGGAGAAACAAAAGTTCAGCGTCCAGCGCGAGCAGCTGTTCACCTACCTGTCCATGCCGCGCATGCGCCGGGCCTGCATCGACGCCACCGGCATCGGCATGCAGCTCGCCGAGGAGGCGGTCGAGGCGTTCGGCAGCAAGGCCGAAGCGGTTGAATTTACCGGGCCGGTCAAGCAGGAGCTTGCGATCACCCAGCGCCGGGCGTTCGAGGATCGCGTCGTGCGCATCCCGATCGACCGGGTGCTGCGCAACGATCTGCACTCGGTCCAGAAAATCACGACGGCAGCCGGGAACATCCGGTACGCCGCCGAACGCAGCGAGAACGGCCACGCGGACCGGTTCTGGGCGCTCGCCCTCTCGCTGCACGCTGCAATCAATAACCCGTATGTGTCGCTGGATGTGACGGTCGCCCGGCGGAGCGTCGTGCGGAGGATGATGGAGGGATACGGATGATTCTCGGTCCAGACGGAAGACCAATCAAAAAACCGGATACGAGCGAAATCGCCCGCGTCCTGAACACGTTCGGAGCATTCATGAAGTCGCTGCCGAACCCGGACATCATTCTGAAGAAGACCGGCAAGTCGGCGGAAATTTTCGAGGAGATGAAAACCGACGCGCATGTGTGGGCGGAGCTCACCAAGCGCAAAAGCGGCGTTCTCTCAAAAGATTGGGACGTGCTCCCCGCCTCCGACGACCGGCGCGATCTGGAGATCGCCGCCTTCGTCAAGGAGACGTTCGAGCGGCTCAACTTCGACCAGGACATGCGGCAAATGCTCGACGCCGTGTTCGCAGGTCGGAACATTCACGAGCTGATCTGGACGGAACGGGAAGGCCGCTGGACGATCGCCAACATGAAAGACCGCCCGATCGAATATTTCACCTTCGACATCGACGGGAACCTGCGCTTTTTGCGCAGCCTGGCCGACATCGAGGGCGAGCCGGTGCCGCCAGGCAAGTTCCTGACCGTCGTCCACGAATCGGGCGACGATCACAACCCTTACGGCGTGGCGCTGGCGACGAAGTGCTTCTGGGCGTGGCAGTTCAAAAAGCACGGGTTCAAGTTCTGGGCGATCTTCATGGAAAAGTACGGCATGCCGACGGCCATCGGTAAGTACCAGCCGGGCGCGTCGCAAGCCGATCAGGACCGGCTGCTCGATGCGCTCGTATCGCTCGTCCAGGACGCGGCGGTCGCGATCCCGTCCAACTCGTCCGTGGAGTTCAAGGAGGCCGGAGATGCAAAAGGCGACGCGCACGAGGCGTTCCTTCGCTTCTGTAACGCGGAAATCTCGAAGGCGATCCTCGGCCAGACGCTCACGACCGAGCTGCCGAGCGGCGGTTCGTATGCCGCCAGCAAGACACATGAAGGCGTCAAGGACGAGATCATCGAGGCGGACGCAAAAATGCTCATGAGCGCGATCAATACGGACCTGATCCCCTATCTGGTCGCCTTCAACTTCGGCGAGGTCGATTCGTATCCGTACTTCCATATCAGCTACGAGCCGGAGGAAGTCCATAAGGAATGGGTCGAGCGCGACGAGAAACTGGTCAACATGGGTGTGCCGATCTCGGTGGATTACTTCTACGAGAAATACAACATCCCCCGCCCCGGCAAGAACGACGTGCTGGTGAAGAAGGCGGAAGTCGCCCCTTCCCCGTTGTTTTCGGAACAAAACGTCTCACGAAAAGCGCGAAAAACGCACGATCATGACCGCGAGCTGCACGTCGTCCAATTCACCGCCGAGGAGGATGACCAGCAGGAACGGGCCGATCAGCTTCAGCTGCTGTTCGCCCGGTCCGTGGACGAAAGTCTTCCGATCGTCCGGCGGATGTGGAATCACCTGGTCGATCAGGTGCGCCGGTGGAAAGACTTCGGCGCTGCTGATGTCGCCCGCTTGCAGCCGGATCGGGAAGCGATCGCCGACCTTGCTGATCTCATGAACCGGACAAGCATCGTCGCCTACGCGATGGGCGAATACGCTGCGCATCTCGACTTCCTGAAGGCCGAACGCGAAGGAAACCCTTCCTTTGCGGACGATGACGACGAGCTCGCGTACAAGGTCGTCGCCAAGCCGGTCAAGTTCGAGGAGGCGATCCGCTACTTCTCGCAGCTGATGCCGATCAACATGGAGCAGTACCGGAAACTGAACGACGAGCTTCGCACCAAGCATTTCACGCTGGCGGGCGTGCAAAGCCAGGATATGGTCCGGGCGATCCACGAGGCGCTGCTCGCCTCCCTGGAACAGGGCACGACCTTCGAGGACTTCCTGAAGGCCGTGGACGCGAAGGCGGCGGCGCTCGGCATCAGCGAGCTGGACCCGTGGCACATGGAGACGGTGTTCCGCAACCAGATTCAGACGGCTTACGAAACCGGCCAGTATGAAAAGCTCCAACAGCCGGAAATGGCGGATATGTTCCCTTATTACCGCTATTCCGCCGTGCTGGATTCGGGCACGCGGGCCAGTCACCGGGCGATGAACGGTTTTGTGGCAAGCCGCGACGATCCGATCTGGAATGAATGGTGGCCGCCGAACGGACACCGCTGCCGGTGCGGCGTGATCGCCATCAACAAGTACCGCGCCGCCCGCGAGGGTATCACCCCGGCCAACTTCAGGCCGGACGTTTCACCCGATCCGGGCTGGTCCAAGCCCCCGAGCGTCTCGCTGCGGGAAGTGCCCGAATCGGTCAAAGACCGTGAGGAATAAGGAGGAAAACACGCGATGAAATGGTACGAAGTGTTCCGCGCCGGAAAGTATGAGCCGCAAGGCGAGTTCACCGAAGACGACATTCAGCAGATCGTGGACAACTACGACCCGAACAAATTCGAGGCGCCGATCGTCATCGGACATCCGAAGCAGGACGATCCGGCCTTCGGCTGGGTGTCCGCCTTAAAGCGCGAGGGCGACAAGCTGCTGGCGTCGTTCCGTCAGGTGGTGCCCGAATTTTCGGAGGCGGTCAACGCCGGGCGCTACAAGAAAGTGTCCGTCCGCCTGCGCAAGACGGACAACGGCTGGACGCTGCGGCACGTCGGATTCCTCGGCGCAGCCGCCCCTGCCGTGGAAGGATTGAAGCCCATCGAGTTCTCCCAGGAGGACCGTGAAGGCATACAAATCGACCTGGATTTTTCAGGTACAAACAAGGAGGCCAAGAAGATGCCGGACAACATGGACGACATCAAAAAAGAAGTGCGGGCCGAGCTCGAAAAAGAGTTCGCCGCCGAGCGCGAGAAGCTCAAAAAGCAAATGGAGGCCGAGTTCGCTGCCGAGCGCGAACGGTCCCGGAAGCAATTGGAGCGCGAGCGCGACATCCACGCCCTGATCGACGAGCACAAGACAAAGCTCCCCCCGGCGCTGCGGACCGGCCTGGTCGAGTTCATGCAGCAGCTGCCCGACGAGGAGACGGTCGAGTTCTCGGCGGAAGGCAAAGCGGTAAAACAATCGCCGTATCAGTTCTTCAAGTCGTTTGTCAGCAATCTGCCCGACAAGGACGCGCTGTTCACCGAGTTCGCGAAGAACCGGGAGAGCGGCAGCAAGACCGCCGACTTTGCGGTCGGCCCGAACGAGCTGGTCGATGAAGATCGGCTGGAGCTCGATAAGAAAGCCCGCGACTTCGCGGAGAAAAACAAAGTGAGCTACGAAGAAGCGGTCATCGCCGTTTCTCGGGCGTAAGGAGGGCAAGCGGCCATGAACACGCAGTACAATCCCGGTCACACGATCACCCGCATCGCGTCCGCGCCGGTCGGCGAATACCGCTTCGTCACGGCAGGCGGAGCGCAAGCCGGTGCCGGAGCCGCCGCGATCGGCGTCTCGCTGACCGCCGCAGCGGCTGCCGGTGCATCCCTGACGGTCGTCACCGGAGGCACAGCCCCGGTTATCGCCGGAGCCGCGATCAACGCCGGAGATCCCGTCACCAGCGACGCAGAAGGCCGCGCGGTTCCGGCAGCGACAGGCAATGTCATCAACGGCGTCGCCCTGGAAGCCGCCGCGCTGGGCGAGCCGGTCGAAGTGCTGATCGGCGCACCGGCGGCCAAGGCATAACCAACAAAAGGAGGCTAAACCATGCCCGGATTAGAGAAAACGAGGATCGTGGACCCGATCCTCACGAACGTCGCCATCGGCTACAAAAACGCCGAATACATCGGCGAAAACCTGTTCCCGGTCGTGCCGGTGGATAAGGAGCAAGGCAAAATCCCGAAATGGGGCGCAGAGGCGTTCCGCATTTACAACACCCGCCGCGCGATTCGCAGCAAGACGAACCGCATCGAGATGGACGCGACGACGGTCCCCTACTCCCTGGAGGAGGAAGCGCTCGAAGCGCCGATCGATGACCGCGAGCTGGAGGAAGCAGCGGAAGTGCTGAAGCTCGAAATGAGCCGCACCAAGATGCTGACCGACAACATCCGGCTGAAGATGGAGAAAGACCAGGCGGACGCCGCGCAAAACCCGGCGAATTATTCCGCCGATCATGTCGAAGCCCTTTCGGGCACGGACGTGTTCACCGACCCGGCCAGCAAGCCGATCGACGTGATCGGTGACGCCCGCGCCACCGTCCGCAGCAAGATCGGCCTGTACCCGAACGTGCTGGAGATCGGCGCTTCGGTGTACGAAGTGCTGAAGAATCACCCGCAGATCATCGACAAGATCAAGTATTCGCAGAAAGGCATCGCGACGGCGGACATCCTGGCCGAAATCTTCGACGTGAAGAAGGTCGTCGTCGGCAAAGCGGTGTACGCGGATCGCGACGGCACGATGAAGGACGTATGGGGCAACAACCTCGTCCTGGCGTATGTGCCCGAGAACTCCGCTGACCTGTGGGTGCCGAGCTACGGCTACACCATGCGCAAGAAGGGCCGTCCGCAAACGTCGAAATACCGCGACGAGACGGTCAAGTCGAACATCATCCACGTTGCCGACGTGTACGGTGTGGAGCTCACCGCCAAGGACGCGGGCTTCCTCATCACCGGCGCGGTGTAAGGAGGGTTGACCGATGAGTGGACAAAGCAAAGAAAAGCAAACGACGGCGGAATATACCGTCTTGCGCCGCCTGCGGCACAACGGCGACAAGCTCGCACCTGGAAAGACGGTTCAGCTGACCGAAGAGGAAGCCGACCGGCTGATCGCCCTCGGCATCGTCAAAGCGGCGGAAAAGCCGGTCGAAAAGACGAAATCCGGCGGCAAAAACCAAGGCGCGGGCGACCCGCCGAAAGAATAGCCTCCAGACGCTCTATTTTCCGTTCTGACGGCTTGGGGGTATAAAACTACTCACCAAGCCGGACGGGGGCGTTATCACGCGTTATAACGCGGTTTCCGAACGTGCTGGAAGGTTGAAGGGAGTGAGCGCTGCAATGTATTGCACAATCGACGATCTGCTCGGCCAGATCGACAAGTCCAAACTGATCGAACTGACGAACGACCGGGAAAACCCAGCGGTCGATGAAAACGGTCAGGAAATCATTCATGAGGGTAACGCGAACAGCGCGATCGACGCGGCGACGGCGGTTGTGAATACGTACATCGCGATGCGCTATCCCGTTCCCCTCTCCCCTGTGCCGAAGATCGTGAACAAGCTGACGGCGGACATCGCGATCTACAACCTGTTCACCCGCCACTACAACGATGAGGACAACGTGTTTACGCGCAGGTATCGGGACGCGATCAAGCTGCTGGAGAAGATCGCGGCGGATGAGGTCAAGCTCTCGGCGAACGAAAGCGCCATTCGCGCCTACGCCCGGCCCAAGGTGTACGGCGAGGATTTTCGGAGGATGTACGACTGATGGCCGCCGAAGGCGTCCGCGTCGAAGGCGACTGGTCCCGGCTATTTGAGACGCTCCGCGACCTCAACCTTTCCAAAAGCGAGCTGCGGATGCTGAACGCGCAAATCGCGCAGATTGTCGCCGAAGGCTCAAAGGAACGGTTCGAGACGGAGCGATCCCCGGAAGGCGAGCCCTGGGAACCGCTCTCCCCCGCCACGCTCATCGCCCGCGCTAGGCGCAGGACCAGACGAAAGGACGGTTCCAGCGGATACCGGACGAAACGTGGCAAGGTATCGAAGCGAGCCGAGCGGATCGTCGCAAACGGCAAGCCGCTGAAGGATACCGGACGGCTGATGCGCTCGATCGCCACGAAGGCGACCAGCGAAGGCGCGGCGATCGGCACGAACCTCGTGCAAGCGGCGATCCAGCAGCTCGGCGGCAAGGCCGGGCGCGGGAAAAAGGTCGAAATTCCGGCCCGTCCCTTCCTCGGTGTTTCCAGCAGCGAAGAAGCCGACATTATGGAACTCATCCAGGAGTTCATTCGGGAGCGTGTCCAATGATTCACACGGCAAAAAATCTCATCGAAACGATCTTGCGGACCGGCGGCATCAAGCAGACATTCCGGGACGAGGACGCCTTCGACCGGGTGCGGACTTCCCCTTCGGCGATCATCCTGACCGCCCGCGAGAAGCTGGAGCCCGATCATCGGAAGGCGGCTAAGTTCGAGAACGCCGGTCGCCGCTATCTCCGAACGAAGCGGTTTCGGCGGATCACGCCGATCGAGGTCACGATCTTCGACCGCGACGAGGAAAAAGTCGATGACTGGATTCGGCTGCTGCTTGCCGAGCTGCCGGACGGGATCGACGACGGCCAGGGCAACTATACGCCGCTTAGGCCGAAGGAAATCGAATGGATTCCCGACCAAAAGGACCGCGCGGCGGCCACGGTGTTCATTGAATTTGAATGGGGCATCTACACCGACCGCGAGCTCGGCAAGATCGAGCAGGTTCAGGTCAACAACATTACGGTGGAGGAGACAAGCCCATGAGTGAAAAAACGAAACCGGCCTCCGACCCGAAACCGGCAGCGGAGCAAAAGCCGATCGAAGCGTGGCGGGATGCCCTGGGCACCAGCAAGACGCTGTTCGTCGGACTCCTCGCCGCCAACGGCTGGGCGGAAGGCTACGAATGCACGCAAAAAGAGTATGAAAAGGCCGTCGAGAGCTTCTTGAAGAAGCCGGTGCGGCCCGCTAAGAAAGGACGGTGAACGGGATGCCGACAGGACTTCCTGACGCGAAAGTCGTCATCCAGGACGGCGGCCTCGGCGCATCGAGCGACGCGGCTGGCGGCGTCCATCTCAAAATCGGCGTTTGCACGAAAGGCACGCCGAACCAGATTTACCGGGTTTCCGACCCGAGCAAGATCACATCCACATTCGGCACCGGCGAGCTCGTCCGTGCGCTGATGGATTCCATGCAGCTCGGCGCTCGCGACATCATCGTCGTTCCGGCGGCGGCCAGCGTCGCGGGCACGATCGGCGATGTGACGCATACCGGCACCGGCGGCAGAGTGCTGGAAGTAACCGGCACGCCGAACAACCGATACAACGTGGTCGTGAAAATCACCAAGTCGGGCGGGGTCAACGAAGCGCAATATCAGCTTTCGCTGGATGGCAGCACGTTCGGGCCGGTTCGGACGATTCCGACAAACGGAACGATCAACTTGCAAGAGGCCGGACTGACGCTGACCTTTACGTCGCCGACGCCGCCGACGACCGACAACTTCGTCGAGGGCGACGAGTACCGGTTCGAGACGACCGCGCCGCAAATGAGCAACGCCGATTTTCTGGCCGCGATGAACGTGGTCAAGAACAACTCGCTGGATTACGAGTTCATCCACGTTGTCGGCGAAAGCGACAGCTCTTTGTGGGCGATGTGCGCATCGGACGCGGAGACGCTGGAAGAAAGCCACAAGCCGATTCACTTCATCTGTGAAGCGCAGCGCCCGGCGGAGGCTGAAACGATCGACCAATGGGTGCAAGACCTGCTCACGGCCCGCCAGAGTTTCGTCAGCGACCGTGTGTCCGTTGTCGCCCCGCTCGTTCGGGTGGCGGCGCTGGACGGCAGCGTCCGCTGGACGAATCTCGCCGGAGTGTACGCCGGGATTCTCGCCCGCGCCCGCGTCAGCGAATCGCCGGGCAAGGTGATGAGCTTCCCGCTCTCGAACGTCACGGCGCTTATGGAAGGCATGGACAACAGCCACATCCAGGCACTTGACGAGGCCGGATACATCACCGCCCGCACGTTCGAGGGGCTGCCCGGCTTTTATATCACAAATGGCCGGATGATGGCACCTGCCGGTTCCGACTTCGAGTTCGTCGAAGTGCGCCGGACCGTGGACAAAGCCGCAAGGCTCGTCCGCAAGGCCAGCGTCCGGTTCGTGCAGAGCGAAGCGGACGAAGACGGCCTGGACAACCTGATCGCCAATCTCGCCGCGCCGCTCAACGGTCAAATGATGTCCGCGACAGCGCCGGAGATCAGCGATTTTACCCTTTCCATCCCGGAAGGGCAGGACATTTTCTCGACGCGCAGCCTGGAAGTCGATCTGGCCGTCGTGCCGATCCCGATCATGAAGTGGATCACGGTTCGGCTGAAGCTGCAAAACCCGAATCTAAGCTAAAGGAGGAAGCCGCATGATTAACGGCAAGGTGTACGATTGGGAATCGATTACCATCGGCCTGCCTTACGGCGTGGCGATCGCCGTCTCCGGCATCGATTACGACGACGAGTTGTCCGCCGAGCTGGCGTATGGCAAAGGCGCGGCTCCGCTCGGTTACGGCAATGGCAACTACACGGCCAGCGCGAAGATCACCCTGCTGCGCGACGAGTTCAACAAGCTGCTGGATTACGCCCGCAGTCAAGGAAAGCCGCTGTACCGGCTGCCGCTCTTCCCGATCACCGTTTCATATGCCAACGACGGCGAGCGCACGCGGACGGACGAAATCCGGGGCTGTAAGTTCACGAAAACGTCTCACAAAGGGGCGCAGGGCGACACGAAGCTCGAAGTCGAGCTCGAAATCCTTGTGACCGGTCAAATCATCCGCGACGGCGTTCGCGCTATTTAGGAGGACTAGCCGATGAACCCGCAGATCGAAAACAACTTTAAGTATCACAGCCCGAAGCCGGGACAGCCGGAGAAGTACACGGCCATCCGCGAGAAGGCGAAAGAACTGGCCGTCCTGATCGACGAAACGACACCCAAGTCGCGGGAGCAATCGCTCGCACTCACGAAGCTCGAAGAGGCGGTCATGTGGGCGAACGCCTCTATCGCGCGAAATGAATAGGAGGAATCTTTTCCATGAGCAAAGCCAAAGCAGCGGTCAACACCGAAGAGCTGAAGCAGAAATACGGGCGCGTGTATGAAATCCGCATCGAAGGTCTGGAATACGAAAACGGTGACGAGGCCGAGTTCGTCTTCTACTTCACTCGCCCGAAGTCGAGCGACATTTCTCGGTTTACGAAGGAACTCAACTCGAAGCCGGACATGGCGATGAAAAATCTCACGTTCTCCTGCATCGTGCCCGAGCAGGAAGAAGAGCTGCGCCAAGCAGCCGACGAGTTTCCGGGGCTGCCGTTTAACACGGCCAGCCGCCTGATGGAGCTTGTCGGGGCAAGCGCGGCCACCAGCTTAAAAAAGTTATAGAAGCGGTGTCCGTCCGTTTCGAGGAGATCGATCAGAACTTTCTCGAAGCCGGGCACCTGCTGATCCGCAAATATTTCCCGGAAGCGCCCGAAAATCTGGAGCTGGAAGACTTCTCCGAATACTACGCAAAGGCGTTATGGTATGAGGACCGGGAAATCAAGATTCACGCCGCCGCGATCGCTATGGCCTTCGGCAGCGGCAAGAAACAATGACGGCACGCGAAAGGGGGCGCATCAATGGGAAGTTTAAGCTCGCTGTTCAAGCTGTCCGTCATCATGAACATGGTCGATAAAGTAACGCCGGAAGCGATGAAAGCCGGTCGGGCAATTGACAATCTGCGCGGTGACATGGGCGAGCTTGAACGAGCCTCCCGATCGTTTGAGCGGACCGGGTTTAGCCTTCGGTCAACTTTGAGCGGCATCGCCGTCGCGCTCGGTGGGTTTGCCGCCGCCCGGAAGGGGTTCGATTGGCTGGTCGGTGCGAATGCGGACATGGAACAGTACAAAAACACATTGTCCGTCGTGCTGAAGAGCGAGGAAGAAGCCGTCAAGACCTTGGAGTGGGCGCAACAGTTTGCCGCGAAAACGCCCTTTGAAATTCCGCAGATCGTCGAGGCGACGACGCGGATGTCGGCCTACGGTATCAATGCGCAAAAGACGCTTGGCATCGTCGGCGACATGGCGTCCGTCATGGGTAAAGACCTGATGCAGGCTGTGGAGGCCGTAGCCGACGCGCAGACCGGCGAGCTGGAGCGCCTGAAAGAGTTCGGGATCACCAAAGGCATGATTGAGGAACAAGCGAAGCTGATGGGCATGAACCCGATCAACAACAAGGGGCAGATCACCGACCAGCAAGCCTTTAATGACGCCTTGTTTGCTCTTATGGAAGAGAGGTTCAAGGGCGGCATGGAGATGCAAAGCAAGTCGTTCAAAGGCATGATCTCGAACGCCCAGGACTTCATGGGAACGCTGGGACGAAGGCTTGGCGCTCCGCTCTTTGACAAGCTGAAGGAAGGGCTCGGCTCTTTCCTGGACATGCTGAATCGACTGGAAGACAGCGGCGCGATCGACCGGTTCATAAGCAACGTGCACAGGGCCGGATCGATCGTCGCGAACGAAGTGGCTTATGCCGCAGGAATCGTCCGCACCGGCTTTCAGGTCGTGCAGAAGGTGGCCGCTCCGATCTTCGGTTTTCTTCGGAATAACTGGCAGGACATCCGGCCTTTCGTGCAGGGTGTCGCCATCGCGATCGGCGCGGTCGCGACCGCCCTCGGCGTGATGCGAACGTACACGCTGGTGGCAACGGTCGCCATGCGGCTGCTTAGTGCGGCAATGCTGACCAATCCGATCGGCTGGATCGTCCTCGGCATCGGCCTTCTGATCGGCTGGCTGATCAAGCTGAACGGCGGCATCGAGGGCACGAAAAAGGTTCTGCTCGGCTGGTTCGACGCCTTGAAAACATTCTGGCAATCCGACGGTACGCAAGCCTGGGTCAGCCGGGCGGTGGCCGCCTTACGGCAGTTCGCCGATCAGGCGATGCAAGCGTTCGGGTGGATCAGACAGCAGGCTCTCACGTACTGGCCGGTCATCCGGGACGCGATCGTCGAAGCCTTCGCCTACATCCAGACGAACGTGCTGCCCGTCGTTACGAACATTTTCCGGGACGTAAGCGGCATGATGGCGCGGATATGGGAAGTCGCAAGGCCAATCCTGACGCAGCTGCTCGCAACCGGTGTCAAGGCGTTCCGCGACATCTGGGCGGCGGTGCAGCCGCTGGCCGTCACACTCGGTCGGCTGTTTCAGACGGTGTTCCCGGTCGTGCTTGCGGCGGTGGCCGCGATTTACCGGGCGGTGACGACATATTTGCCGCCGGTGCTCGCCTTCGTCGGCGAAATCTTCCTGGCGATTTATCAGGCGGTCGTGCCGATCATCACGAACGTGGTGACAAGCGTCGTCCAGGCGTTCAATGCGGTGCTGACGTGGGCGATGGCGATCTGGCCGTATGTGCAGCAGATCATCGCGGCGGTGTTCCAGTATATTCAGTTCGTCTGGGCTTGGGTCGGGCCGTTCGTCATGGCGGCGCTCGAAATCCTGAAGTCCATCATCATCAACGGATTCAACTTCATCGCTGCGACGGTTCAGTTCATCTGGAATACGATCAAGAGCATCATTCAGATCGCCTGGGCGGTCATCTCCGGCATCATCAAAACGGCGCTGGCGATCTTCACCGGCGACTGGCAAGGAGCCTGGGAAGGTGTGAAGGGCATTCTCGAAGGCGTCTGGGAAGGCATCAAGACTTTCATCGGTGGCTTCGGATCGTGGCTCTTTGAAAGCGGCAAAGCGATTATCAACACGCTGGTGGACGGCATCAAGTCGGTGGCGACGGCACCGGTCGAAGCGGTGAAAAACATCTTCGGCAAGGTCCGCGAGCTGCTGCCGTTCTCCGATGCGAAAACAGGCCCCCTCTCCGATCTGACGTATTCGGGCTCGAAAATACCGGGCACGATCGCGGAAGGAGTGGACAAGGGCGCGGGTCAGCTGCGTGCCGCAGCGTATCGGATGATGGACGGATTGGAGCTCGAACGCACCTATCCCGTCCGCTTCATGGCGGAAACCGTACCGATCGACATACAGGAGCCGGATGTCACGGCGAACTTTACGCAAACGCTAAAAGCTCAATTTGCCGACCTGCCGAGCTTGATCATCTCGGGCTTCCGCCGGGGGGCTGAATGGCTGCAAGCGGCAGCTGGATCGCTCGTATTCGGTATCCAACCGGTTCCGGTTCCCGCGTTTCCAGGCGGAGGCGGAGCGCTCGAAGGTTTTCCGCCGCCGCCATTTCCGGGCGTTCCCGACCCGGATGATGCGCCGTTCCCGGCGGCTCCGTCGCCGGGGATGCGTCCGAGCCGGGTGGACGTGAAGGAAGTGTTCCGCGAAAGCACGACCGTTCGTGAGACAATTCGTGAGAAAAACGGCCAAAGAGGGCCGACGATCGAACTGCACTATCACGGCGGCAGCGAACGCGAACGCCGCAGTTTCTTCGACGATCTGAAGCGATTTATCGAACAGTACAGGGAGTGAGCGTATGGATATTCGATTGGAAGATGAACAAATCAAAGTCGGCGACACGCTCCTCCCTGGCGTTTATGATGGCATGGAAATCACGGGCGACATTCGTACCGACGAAGAGGAACTCGAAGGCGGCAAAAAGGTTGTTAATTACAGCTACAACCCGGCCACGATCCGGCTCAACCTGAAGCTGCTGAACGACGGCGACGGGACGGCGGAAGCAAAGCTCGCCACGATTCAAAAGGTGTTCCGTGCTTCTCCGTCCCAGAAAAAGCCGCAGACGTACAAGTTTGTGTCCAGTCACGCCAAGGCGCGAGGCATCGGTCAGGTCATGCTGATCCGCCTCCGCAGCCAGGATACGAGCATGAACGACATTATCTCGGTCAGCCTGGAGTTCCAGGCGACCGAATCGACGACCGTCTCGGTCCAGAAGGTGGCCGCGAACACCGGAGACGGCCAGCAGTACATCGTCAAAAAAGGCGACACGCTGTCGGCTCTTGCCCGGAAGTTCGGCACGACGGTCGATGCGATCGCGAAGGCGAACAACATCGCCAACGTCAACCTGATCTATATCGGCCAGCGGCTCACGATCCCGGCGGCCAGCAGCAGCCCGACAAGGCATGCAACTTCGACCGCAGCGGTGGATGACGCCGACGCGCCGAAAGTGAGGTGACGGCATGTTCCAACAAATTCGTATCGGGAACGTGATCGTCTCAAGCGGCCTGAAGGAGCTTGATGTGTGGCGGTCACGCAAAGACCCGGCGGGGTATGCCTCCTTCCTCTTCAAGGACGAAGTGGAGATCGACACGCCGCAAGGGGCCATCGTCGAAATCGACCTCGGATATGACGAATCGAACGCCGCGAGGGTGTTCACCGGCAACGTCAGCCGCCCGGATCAGGAAAGGATCATCGCCAAGGACAGCATGACGAAGCTCTTGCAAACGAAGGTCACGCAATCGTTTTTGCAAGCGACGCCGCAGGACATGATCCGATTCGGGCTGAAACTGGCCGGAATCGAGACGTATTCGATCGCTTCGCAGGCGTTCAGCCCGAAGGATCAGGTCGTCGCGAACTTGAACGTGCACGACATGATCAGGCAGCGCATCAACCCGTACTGGAACATCGACTTCGCGCCCTACTTCGACGCGAGAGACATTTTTGTGTGGCAGCCGCTCGCAAGACCCAAAGAGATGTTTTTGTTCCAATACGGAGAGAACATCCTTGAAATGCTGGCCGACGGCGAGATCGGGATGTTCCGAACGGTGTTCGTTCCGGGCTTGGATCACTCGCAGTACATCACGATCTCGCATCCTCGGGCCAACGGGATCGCGCTGGTGGAGACGGTGCATCACTTCATCCAGGACGACAAGCTGCGCTCTGAAATCTATTACAAGTTGGAAAGCGAGTGATCATCCATGCCTGACGAATTGGACACGTTCAAAGAAGCGGTCAAAATCATCATCGAAAAAGAGTTTCCCGAACTTTTAAGCCCGGCACGGCACATGATGCGGGCGGTCGTGATTGGTGTCAAGCCGACCGCTTGCGATCTTCAGGTGCTGGCGGCAGACGGCTCCCCTCACCCGTCCTTTCCGCCGCTGCCGAACGTGCCGGTGCCGATCGGGACGACTGTCCAGGTCGGAGGCAAGGTTCGCGTCGGTTTTTACTATGCCGACCCTGCCCTGCCCTATATCGACGAGGTATTGAACGATGCTTGACGAATGGGCGGACATCTACCTGGACGATGAGGGGAATTTCAAGGCATCAGCTGACGGCGACGTGCAGCTGGTGACGGGAAAGGCGGCGTATTTGCAGGATGTGAAGCACGAGCTGGAGACGGTCCTCGGATCGTATCCGTTCGACGAGACATACGGCACCCGCTTGATCATGTACCTGCAACGGGAAAACACCGAACTGTCCAGGCAAGAGCTCATCCAGGACGTGGAGGAAATCGTGCAACGGCACTCCTTCGTCGTTCCGGGCAGCGTGGACGTTCGGGCAAATTCGTGGACGCTGCGGGAAATCGAATTTAGCGTATCGTTCAGCGTTCAGACGCCGGACGGAATCGAATCGGCGGAGCTGACGGTGCAGATCACCGTGGACGGTGTTCGCGTGGTAAGGAGTGAATGAACGTGGATGAAGACTTGATTCAAGCCAAAACCGAAGACGAGCTCTTGGAGGAAGCGAAACAGCAGCTTCGCGATCAGCAATTCCCAGCGCGTTTGTTGCGCAAGGGCGGCGTGTTCTACACGCTGCTGGCGCTGTTCTTCCGGGCGCTCGCTGCCCTGTACGGCTTGTTGCCGGTCATCGTCCAGCAAATGTTCGTGCACTCGGCAACCGGAAAATGGCTCGATGTCGCGGCGCGGGAATATGGCGTCTTCCGGAAGCAGGCCACCAAGACGACCGGCAAAATCACGTTCACGCGCACCGATACGAGCCAGCGCATCACCATCCCGGCAGGGTCAATCTTTTCGACTGATCCTGATCTCGAAGGAAACGAGCGGCGGTACTACCTGACAGAGAACGTCGTGATGGCCGTCGGCGTCGCGGAGGCGGAAGGGCCGATCGAGGCCGAAAACGCCGGGGCCGCATACAACGCCGCCAGCGGCACGATCCGCAATCTGCTGACGTTCATCCCTTATGTGAGCGTCGAGAACCGGGACGACTGGCTCGAACGCGAAGGGACGGACGAAGAAACGGACGAAGACTTGCGGGCGCGAACGCTGAACCGCTGGGAACAACTGTCCACAGGCGGTATCCGCGATTATTACCGCTCGCTGGTGGAATCGATCAACGGTGTCGTGGCCGTGCACATCGAGGACGACCATCCGAGGGGTGAAGGCACGGCGGACATCATCATCTCCAGCGTCGCCGGTGTGCCGTCGGATTCGATCGTCCAGGAAGCGCAGCAGCTGATCGACGAAAAGGGGTCGATCATCGGCGATATTCGCGCATTTGCCGCTGAACCGGTTGAGATCGATGTCCATGTCGTGCTGTATTACGACCCAGAATACACCACGCCCGAGGCGGTCGAGGCAGAAGCAACTCTCCGCATCCAAGAGACGTTCCGCTATGGGGCAAGCAACCTGAACGATGGCATTCTGCGCGTCGATCCGCGCTATCCGTTCGACAGCTCGATGCTCTATTCCAATCTGCGCAATGCGTCGAATGTCGTCCGGGTGGACGTTCTTCAGCCGGTCGGATCGGTGACGATCACTCGGAGGCAGGTGGCTGTGCTGGGAACGGTACAGATTGACGTTCAGGAGGCGGATCGGATATGAGCAAATTCGCCGACGATCTGTTTGCCTGGGCGCACGGAATATTCAAGAAGCTGCCGCGAAAAGCGGATATGGACATCACGAAGCTCACCGGCGTCATCGGCGGCATGCTCGACGACGCCAAGCGGGCGGCCTTCCACGTGCGGGAACTGAAGTTCATCATGACCTCGCAAGGCCGGGCACTCGATCTGCATGGCATCGATCGCAAAATGCCGAGGCTGGCCGGAGAAAGCGATGAGAGTTATCGCAAGCGCCTGCTGGCCGCTTACGATCTGTACCGCGAAGGCGGAACGCAGCCTGGCATGAAGCGCGTCCTGGAATCGCTCGGATACCCGGCAGCCGAAATTTATCCGCTGTACCGCGAGAAGTACAAGTTCCATTTTCACGACGGACAGCTGCTCATGGACGGCACTCAAACGATGACAGCAAAGGAAGACGGCGCGAACGTCGATTACTTGTCCAAGTGGTCGCAGTTCATCGTTTATTTGAACGCCAGCGACGAGGCGCTCTTGCAGCGCGATCGGGACCGGCTGCTCCATATGATCAACAAGGCGAAGCCGATCGAATCGAAGCTCTATGCGTTCGTGTTCTCTTTCGCCGCCTTGGCGGATTACACCCTGCGCAGTTCGGGGGAAAGTTTCGTCTTCTCCCCTGCATACCTGCTCAACCGGCCCCAAGGGTATCGGATGAACGACCGTCGGGTGATGGACGGCTCGATCGATATGCGGAACGCCTTCGCCAAGAGCTGGGACAGTATATCGACTTCCGCCGAGAACAACCGCCAGGTGTTTGTCCTGCACGATCGGAAGCACCGCATGAACGGCCAGCTTACGATGTCGGCGCAGCCGCACATCCTTCATTCAGCTTCGGCTGCGGTCGGTTCGAGCGCGGACAGCGAAATCAACCTGGTGCACCAGCAGCAAGTCTCCGCTTTCCGATCGAACATGAATGAACCGTATCACGCACCACGCATGAACGGCGGGCTGGATATGGACGGCACCAAGGCGGATATGCGGGCGGACGGCCTCGCGCACAAGGTACGCAGCGCGTTTGCAAGCGCGACGAGCGGCGGCGCAGCCGGGCGCATGGGCGACGGCATCCTGTTCATGAACGGCCAGCATCTGCGCTTTATGGACGGCCAGAACAAGATGTCCAACGATCAGCTGATGAACGGCGCTCTGCTCATGAACGGCGCATCTCGTATGCGTCCGATCGCGACGCATCTCGCCTATACCGAAACGATGGACGGTCGTCGCCTGATGGGCGGCAGCTGGCGCATGGACGGGTCGGCAAAGATGCGGCTCTCGGTCGTAAGGCACGGCAAAGTCTCGCTAATTGTGAGACGAAACGATTATGTCATCGAAAGGAGGGCCATCTGAATGAGCTATCAGGTCACAACGCTGCAAGCGAGGAAGGACATGGCAAAAGCCCGGATCGGGCAGATCGCGCTGCCGAGGATCACACATATCGCTTTCGGCACCGGCGGCCACGCTCCGGGGGATGTTCTGACACCGGTAAAGCCTTCGGAAACGGCGACCGCCCTGGAACAAGAGGTCGCGCGGTATCCGATCGCTTCGGCCACGCTGATCAACGACACAACGGTTCAATACAAAGTCGTGATCCCGAAAGGGACGCTGAACGGCGTGGTGCTGACCGAGCAGGCGCTTATTGATCAAAACGGCAAGGTCGTCGCGATCAAGACGTTCGGAGCCAAGAAGAAAGAGCCCGAGGATGAATTTACCTTCACTTGGGACGAAGACTTTTAAGGAGGGAATACCCGATGCCACTCAATGGTCAAAACACGTTCAGCCCTACCGTGACCGAGTACGACGCGCAGACGCCTGTCGTCTATACGGTTTACAACGAAGTGCACCAGGTCCTGCTGAACAACACGGTTTTTCTCAAAACGCTGGCCGATGCGATTAACGCGGAAGTGCAGGCAGCCCGCGAGGGCAAGGCTTCGCTGTTGGCAAATCTTCAATCGATTCGCCTGGCGCTCCAGTCCGGCTCGGCGAACTTCGGAGGCACAACCGGCACGACAATCACCCACAACCTCGGCACGACGAACTTCCGCGTCTCGATTACGCCGACGGCCAACCCGGACGGCTATCTCGGCGAAGTGTGGGTCGTCAAGTCGGCCAACACGATGACGATCTTCAACTCCGGCGACTTCCGGGGCGCGTTCGATTATCAAATTTACAGCAATTAAGGAGGAATCGGCCAATGTTACAGATGGTCAATGAAGGGCGACCGGCCACGATCACCGAAGAGGACGACAAGCTGGTTGTCGAGCCATTCGCATTCGGCGATGGTGTGCAATGCCAAGGCGGAGCGTTCAGTCTCAATGAATGGGAAGGCCGCTGCTTCCGCCTCTATCTCAACGCGGACGGCAGCTTGAGCACGGACGACACGCAAGGACATTTCTGGCAGCTCGCCGAAGCGCATGTGCCGATGCGCGAAACCGTCATGGTGGAGACGGACGACCGGGACGAAAACGATATGCCGATCGTCGTCAGTCAAAAGCAGCCGCTGAACGTGGCGGAAGATGTCGTCGTCAGCGTTTGGGCATTTCCAGAATGAATTGAGGAGGAATCAGAATGAGCGGTTTGAGTTTGGCGCAATTGAGAGATCAGATTCTCGCAGGCACGCGGGAAAGGCATTTTATTCATGGAGACGTGACCGGAACCCCTACTAAACAAGTTGTGTCAACGATGGTATATATTCCGAAGTTCAAGACTGCGGGTTTGCCGCAACCGGAACTTAATGGATTGGAATTGGGAGGCTTTTGGGTGGATAAATACCAATGCAGTCACCCGAACGCCACATCGACAACAAGGGGGACCGGCACTCCAAATTCGCCGGGGACAGCGATTGCTGTTTCGCAAGCTGGCGTCGTTCCTTGGACGGACATCGACTGGAACAATGCGAAAATCGCTTGCGAAAATCGATTCGTGGACGGCGGTCAATGTCATTTGATGACGCCCAAAGAATGGGCCGCGATCGCTTATCTGTCCTGGCTGCTGAACCCGGACCTGAAGGGCAATACGAACTATGGCCGCGATCACCGCGACGCGAACTCTTGGGAAAACTTCGGCATCAAAGACCCGCTCGCTCCGACTCCGCCAACTGGTCAAATCATGACGCGGGTGCTTACCGGTACCGGTCCTTCGACGTGGAGCCACAACGGCCAGGCAAACGGCGTTTTCGATATTGTCGGTAATGTCTGGGAATGGGTGGACTTGCTGATCGAAGACGGCGTATATGCACATGCGAAGACCGCGAAAATCAATGACGCCGACGGCATCACCGCAGCCGACAGCACGATCGCGCTGAAGAATATCGAATACCCGGCATGGCCCGCTTCCGGGGTTGTCACGATCGGCACCGAGGACATCAAATATACATCGTTCCTGGACAACGGCGACGGCACCGGTGCTTTGATCGGCTGCACGCGCGGATACAACGGAACGACGGCAGCGTCAGCAGCCAATAATGCCGTTGTGACGCTCAAACTCCGTTACTGTATCGCGCCTCCGGGTGGTGCGGCGGCCAAGTTGACCGCGAACATCACGGCAGCGCAAACGACGATTCCGTACAAGTATCACGACAATTATGTCGGGCCTGAACTGCCAAATTCCGGTACGATCCAGATCGACAACGAACAGATCACCTACACCGGCAAAACAGCAACGGAATTGACGGGCTGCACGCGCGGAGCGAACGGCACGACAGCAGCTGCGGCAAATGCCGGGAAAGGCTTCGCGACTGTTGACTTGAACTTCAACTATAACGTCACGGCGACCGGTGACTATGGACAGTATGGGCAGGCGAAGCTGAATGCTCTGTCGATTGATCCTGAATTGAAGTATCTCGCCCTCCCTGCTTCGGTTAGCTCGGGCGGAAACAGCGGATACAAGAACATGCACGGCTACTGGTGGCGGGCTTACAAACAGCGGGCAGCTCTACGCGGTGGCGATTGGGACGATGGCTCGAATGCCGGGGCTTTCGCGCTCCACCTCAGCGTTCTGCCGTCGAGCGCGAGCTCGGACATCGGCTTCCGCGCCTGCAAGTCAATCTGAAATCTGATTTTCTGAAAATCTGTTATCTGAAGTATGGGCGCAAAAAGAAGCTAGAGGAGAAAACGCAGCGTGACACACGAATTGGTCATATACCAAAAGATGTACGACCTGATCTTGTATGCGTACCCGATCGTGAACCGCTTCCCGAAGCAGCAGCGGTTCACGCTGGGGCAACAGATTCAAAACACGATGCTGGACATTCAGAAAAGCATCATCCAGGCCAACCGTCAGAAGAACAAAGCGCCGATCCTCTATCAGATCGACACGGATTTAGAGAAACTGAAATTCCTGATCCGTCTGGCGAAAGACTTAGGGTTCATTGACATCAAGAAATACGAGCACCTGGGCAAGCAGATCGCGGAAGTCGGACGCTTGCTCGGCGGCTGGTTAAGAAAGTTCAGCAGATGAAAACCTTGGGGCCAGAATCTAGGCAGCTCTACGCGGTGGCAATTGGGACAATGGCTCGAATGCCGGGGCTTTCGCGCTCAACCTCAACAATCTGCCGTCGAACACGAACTCGAACATCGGCTTCCGCGCCTGCAAGTCATCAATGCGCCCGATCCTGCGGTGGGAACCGTCTCAGGCTGTGCGCTTGACTTGGGATTCTGGTCCCGTCCTGGCGCGAAGTCAGGCAAATATATGAACCGTCCGACCGGGGCAAGTAGGAGCGAACGTCCAGGAAGGACAAGGGAGGAGACGAGATGCCGCGACGATTCGGCGGGTTGTACCCGCAGATATACGACTTTGAGAACTTGCACAACGCCTACCTGAAAGCTCGAAAGAACAAGCGTTTCCGGCACGAGGTTTTGCAGTTCAGCAGCAATCTGGAGGAGAACTTGATTATCCTTCAGAATGAGCTGATCTGGAAGACGTACCGCACGAGCCCATATCGGGAGTTTGTCGTGTATGAGCCGAAAATGCGGAACATCAAAGCCTTGCCGTTCCGGGATCGCGTTGTGCAGCATGCTGTGAACAATATTATCGAGCCGATTTTCGAGCCGACGTTCATCTATGACAGCTACGCCTGCCGAGTGGGAAAAGGCATTCATGCCGGTTCCGATCGGCTGGTGTCCTGGCTTCGGGAAACGGATCGGAAATGGAACGGGCGCGTGTATGTGCTGAAGGCCGATATATCGAAGTATTTCCCGTCGATTGATCACGGCATCTTGATCCGCCTCTTATGGCGAAAATTGAAGTGCAGGGATACGATGCAGCTGCTTCAGCACATCGTCCGGGGTGATGAGGAGAACGGCGTCGGCATTCCGGTCGGCAACCTTACCAGCCAACTTTTCGCGAACGTCTATTTAAGCCAGCTCGATCACTATGTGAAAGAGACGCTCCGCGTTCGCTATTACATCCGATATATGGATGACTTCGTGATTCTTCATCACGACAAGCAGGAACTGCACCGGATTCATTATGACATCGAGCAATTCCTAAACAGGCGTTTGCGCCTGCGCCTGAACCCAAAGACGGCGGTTTTCCCGGCATCGCAAGGCGTCAACTTTCTGGGGTATCGAACCTGGAAGACGCACCGGCTGGTACGAAAAAGTAGCATTATTCGCATGAAACGGAAAATGAGGAAGTTTCAACGAGGCTATGCCGAGGGAACGATCAGCCTGGAAGAAATCGATCGAACGGTGCAGAGCTGGATCGGACACGTCAAGCATGCGAACTCGTATAACCTGCGCAAGCAATTATTCGCCGCGCATCCGCTCGTAAAGAGCGAACAACATGCAAAGACACAGGGAACTGGGCAAATCGAAGAGCGAGGAGTGAACGGAAAATGACAACGAAACTGAAGGTCGCTATCGACGCAGGCCACGGGTTGGAAACTCCGGGGAAACGCTGTCCTGATGATTCGATGAGGGAGTTTCATTTCAACAGCGTTGTCGCCCGATATGTTCGCGATGGGCTGAGTGAGTACGTCGGAGTGGAAACGATATTCACCCATGCGGATGACGGCAGCCGCGACGTGCCGCTTAAAGAGCGCACCGACCGGGCTAATGCGTGGAAGGCCGACGTGCTTGTCTCCATCCACGCAAACGCCTACGGAAGCGACTGGAACGACGCGCAGGGCATCGAGACATACGTCTACACGACACGGCCAGCAGAGGCTGTCAAATTGGCGGATGCAGTCCAGCAAAACCTTCTGATGGAGACGGGAAGAAAGAATCGTGGAGTCAAAGCGGACAACCTGCATATGGTTCGCGAATCCAACATGACCGCGATCCTTGTGGAGTGTGGCTTCATGACCAATCGCCAAGAGGCGGAACTCTTGAAGAGTGACGCATATCGGCGCAAGTGCGCAAAGGCGATCGTGGCCGGAATCGCTGAAGTTTATGGCCTCACGCTGAAGCAGCAAGCCCCCGCTTCAGAGCCGACATATGGCGGGAAGTTCAAGGATGTACCTGATGGACATTATGCAAAGGGAGCGACGGAACGCTTGGCCGAAAAAGGCATCATGAACGGAATCGGAAACGGTCTTTTCGGATTCGGCAAGCCGATCACTCGCGAGGATGCGGCTGTTATCGTGGACCGCGCGATCGCGTATCTGGAACAAAAAATCTCACAATAATGAGGAGGGAATCATCCATGAATATCGACATCGGAATTTATGACACGACCCTGATCCCGGCCATGATCTTCATCTTGTGGATCGTCGGCCAGGCTGGGGTGCAGAAGCGTTTCCTGCCGCTTGTAGCGCTCGTCCTCGGCATCGTGCTCGGTTTGATCTTCATCGGAACGACACCTGAAGGAGCGGTCGCAGGCGTGCTCCTGGCCGCGACAGCGATCGGGTTTCATAGTGGATCGAAGAACGTCCTGCAAGCCCTTCAGAAGCCGCCAGCAGGGACTGAAGACCTTATCGGCGAGCAGATACAAATACCCGGCCTCGACGGTTGGTATGAAGTCACAAGCGTCGAGGCAGACGGCACCCTGAAGGTAAAGCAAGTGACCGCCGACCAGTAA